AGTCAGCAATGATGTTCCGCTGATTGCCGTGAGTGGCGTGGTGCTTGGTGTGAATGTACTTGTGTAAAGTGCAGTGCCTTTGATAACACGCAAATTACTGATGTTGCCATTAAAATAAGATTGCGCACCGTCCCAATTTCCACCACCAATACGAGTACCTAATTTACCCCAATCAAAAGTAATGCCTGCTGAAATTGTTGTTGATATAACAGATGCACCGTTTCGATACATTGATATATTGGTTCCATTTCTTACAACAGCCACATGATACCAAGTGTTTAATGAGTTGGTTGGGCCAGATGCAACAAAAGTACCTACATCGTAAAAGGCAAGAAAAAATTTATCGTTATATGATGCCGAATCAGAGTTACTGTTTGTTATTGCAAGTGCGCCAGTAGAATAACTGCCATTATTGTTTCCAAAAATAAGAGGGTAATTTAATGTTCGGCTTGATATGTATACCCAACATTCAATCGTCCAATTGCCTGTACCCATATTCAATGCGGTATCGGCAGGCGAACTTAAATAATCACTTGATCCATTAAAGTAATTAGACCAATTAGACCCATAAGGCGCAAACGTGCCTTGGGTAGTATTGCCGTTGCGGGTGATGACAAAGTTGTTCTGACTGCTGTCTTCAAAGCCGCTGTTGTTGCCACCACCGTTGTATTGAGTGGTGAGCAGGGATGTGCCACTGACTGCGGTCAGTTGGCTTGTGGGTGGCGTAAACGTGGTGGAATAAAGTGCGGTTCCTTTGACAACAAAAATATCTGTCAAATACCCAACCCAAATTTCACCGCTTGTTGTAGAGCCGCCAATCTTTGGCCCAGTTGTCCCGCCATCACTTTGAGTTGATGAGTTTGTAAAAGACCCACCAGAAACGCCATTAATCCAGTATGTCCATGTATTTCCACTACGAGTCAACGCAACATAGTTCCATGCATTTGTAGTTAAAGAGTTTGATGAAGCGCCAGCAAATCCACTGTTTGTAAAAACATTTAGTGTTGTAGCCCCAGACTGGCTAAGAAGTGCAAACCCGTTTGCCCCGCCAGTTGTTCGTATTTCTACAATTGGTCGAGTTCCTGAAGTTGAAGTTGGATACACCCAGCCACCAACAGTAAAGTCGCCTGTTCCCAAGTTAAATGCAGTATTTGCTGGAGCATTTAAGAAGCCACCAGTTGTTCCACTGAAGTACCCAGAGCCGTATGTCGCCACACTGCTTGGCAGGGTGAATGGTTGGGCGGAAGCTACTAAAGGTGAGTTGTCTGTGGTGAGGGTAAAAGCGTTGGTGCTGTTGTCAATGAAGCGGTTTGACTGACAAGTCAACAAAGCAGTTCCACTTACTGCAGTTAATGGTGTAGTACTCGGTGTAAAACTACTTGTATAAAGAGCAGTTCCTACAACAAATCTAAAGTTTGATGCGTAGCCAATAAAAGCTGTGCCACCATCTCCAACAAAAGCCTCAGATAGGGTGTATGACTGACTTGATGTTCCTGTTCCTTTTAAAACACCATCAAGAAAAACATATACCGTTGTTCCAGACCTTGAAATTGCAACGTGTTGCCATTTGTTTTTTACAACACCAGCATTTACTTCTACATCAAACGCTACATTTTCTCTACCAAGCCGAATAAAACCATCATTACAATCTGGCCCAAAGACCAACACACCGCCAGTAACTCCAGTTAAATAACCACCAGATGATGGCAAAATCCACGCTTCAATTGTAAAGTTTCCAGTTCCAGCATTTAATGCTGACGACGCTGGAAGTACTAAAGCGGAATTATTAAAGGAATTACTGTAATACCCCGCCTGATACGGATTAAAGTTATTTGACCGCGCATCACCGTTGATGGTGACGTTAAAGTTGTTTGTCGATGCGTCAGCGTTAAAGGACGTGACAGTAGGCGTTACAGCGGCACCAGAGCCGTTATTAGCACCAGCAGAGCCATCACCGTGCAAAAGCATCGTGACGTAGTTAAACTGCGGATCACGCACGAAAGGCCATGTGCTCGTGCCATTGGCTTGCATTTGCTGTTGGAGCGTCCACGCCCCATTTGCCTTTAAGCTAGTTGGCGTGTTCGCAGTGGCTGATAGACGACTGCCTTTGTATCGCATCGACATAGGATGCTCCTAATTATGGTGATGTGATTGCTTCAAATGATGCTGTGAAGTTTATCGCATTCGCGGTTCCAACGGTCACACCAACTGACTGATATTGAGTGACGTAGAACGATGTTGTCTTGTCCACAATGATCAGTGAAGAGTTAGCTGGAACGCTGATCTGGTAAGCAATGTTGTACGCCGTACCGCTTGCAAAAACAGAGTTGTTCGACACCGCAACAGTCACAGCAACAGCAGAAGATGTGACGTTGGATGCAACAATGTTATTGATCTTGTTCACAGTGCCAGAAGCTGGGTTTAAACCAGCCAAAGCCACAGTACCGCTTGTGCTGGGGTCAGCGTATGTCCATGTTGCAACGGCTGTTGTAACGGAAGGCGTGATGTACGCCGTGGTTCCGTTGATGACCGTTACGTTAACGATATTAGGATTTGCCATGTCAGTTCCTTAGAAGCCAAAAATCATCGCCATCGCAATGGCTTTACCTGTTGAAATACCACTTGCCGCTGGCGCAGTAGACTGCCAAGTTGTACCGTTGGAAGTCAGTACATTACCAGCAGTACTTGGAGCCACCACTTGCAGTGCAGAAGTTCCATTACCCAACAGCACGTTGTTTGCCGTCAGTGTCGTAGAACCTGTACCACCAGCAGAAACTGGGGTTGTTTTCCACGCAATGACCTGCACAGCACCAGCATTGTCTTTGTAGAAGAGCTTACCATCGGTGATGTTAATTGCCAACTCACCAGAAGCAAGATTTCCTGCTGTTGGTGCGTTTGTTGTTGTAGAGCTAAAGTAAAGCTGAATTGGGGTAAAGCCTGCTTGTGCCATTAGAAAGATCCTCCTGAGATGCCTGACCATACGGGTACTGAAGTACCCGCCGATGTTAATACCTGACCTGCGGTTCCGTTAGCAATAAATGCTGTTGCTCCAGCACCTGTTTGATAAGGAATTTGACTAGCAGTACCACCAGCAATATTTGTTGCGGTAGTCGCCGTTGTTGCGGTCGTAGCTGTTGTAGCCGTCCCTACGGTAATTGACGCAGGGTTTGTGTACTGGGGTGCAGTTCCGTTCGATGTAAGGATATACGTCGAAACTCCTACAGGTAACTTATCAAGGCTTGTTGTGGTGTTTGCAAACAGCAAGTCACCCACCGCAAATGAGGTAATACCTGTACCGCCAACGGTTGGAGCGACTGATCCAGATGTGATCTGATTGCCGTTGATTGCAATTGATACGTTAGCCGCCGCAGTCAACTGACCCTGAGCATTTACAGAGAACGTCGGAACAGAAGATGCACTACCATACGCTCCAGACGTTACGGCTGTGTTAGCAATGTTGAATGTGTAAGCTGGCGACTCATTCAGACCTGTACCAGCAGAGTACGTCAGAGGCGCACCGAACTGAGAGAACACAATCGCTGTTGTACCAACCGTAATGGGAAGCGGAGTCTGCTGTACCCAAGACGTATTTGCTAATGTTGTGCCTGCTGTGATCAGGAAGAAGTCACCAGCATCAATTTGGTCTACGCCTGTACCTGAAGAGTCAAAGTCAGTCGCACGAGTCAGGATGTATGGCGTACCAGCAGAACCTGTCTGCGTAACTGTGTACACACCATTGTTCGCCTGCGTGACCTCGTTCTTAACCAAGATACGGTTGCTTGTTGCAACTGCCACGCTATCAACACTCAATGCACCATTGGCGTTTGCAGTCAACGTCGCACCAACACCAGAGGTGCCGTTGTTGTACGTGTTAGCCGCTAGGGCTGTGGTTGTTGCTAAACGACATGATTGGTGAAAGTTAATACCTGAAGCAATCGCATCAGCGTAGGTCTTGTTGACAATGTCGTTGCCAGTTGTTGGAGCCGTTGTGATCGTTCCAGAGGTCATGGCGACCGAAGTAAACGCACCAGTAGAAGGTGTGGTCGCTCCAACTGACGTGCTGTTGACTGTGCTACCAGTAATGGTTGCACTAGATACCGTAGCCCCACTGACTGTTCCGCCAGTGATCGCTACAGCATTGGCATCTTGCGTGGACATTGTGCCCAAGCCAGAAACCTGCGTGTTAGTAATTGCAATAGGCGTCTCAGCCAACGCTGTCAATTGACCTTGTGCGTTAACCGTAGCCGTCAGAGTCTTTGTTGCTCCGCCATACGATCCAGCAGTCACAGCGGTGTTGGCTATGGAGATTGTGCCCGTGGAGGTGATCGGGCCACCAGTCAGCCCTGTCCCAGTCAGAATAGACGTAACACCAGAGCCAGAGGCCAAGGTTGTCCATGCGCCATTCAAATAAGCCTCAAGCAACGCAATTGTTGTGTTGTAGCGAAGCGTACCGTTGGTTGGTGATCCTGCACGTTCGCCAGTGGTTCCAGATGGAAGGATAACGCCCTCAGTGCCGGGCAACGCGGGGTTGCTCGCAATACTGAAGGTTGGGTTACCAGCAGAACCGTTTCCGTTGGCTATGTCAATCTGACTAGCCGTGCCAAGCAGATCTCGACCTGAAACAGAAGTTCCACCAGCAGTTAATGCCAACATGCCAGTGCCAGATAGGTTTGCTATGGCCCCAGCAATGCCTGTCAATGAGAATGTTGGGTTACCTGATACACCGTTACCGTCAGAGACTGTTAAACCCGCTCCAGAGGTCGAAAGTGTGCGACCTGTTACCGATCCCCCAGATTTGGCAATAATCCCGTCAGAAGACGTTTCAAGGCTTCCTGAGACCCCATTTAAGGTGATCTGAAGTGTAGATTGCGCTCCACCGTCAACCAAGCCAATTCCAGAACCACCAGACAGTGCGCGACTGTTGGCTAGTTGAGGGGTTTGGATTACGGTTAGGTACTGATACGGCTGTGATGGAGATGCCGAAATAGCACCTGTCGTAGTCTGTACAGTTTGACCATTCTGAACGATAGGGACAGCTTCTGTACCAGTAATCGCACCAGCGGCAGGTAATTGTGTGATCGTTACTTGTGCGGACATATTATGGGCTCAGTTGGTCTAGGTTACCGTTGTTCTCAGGATCCTGAGTGTTACCCTCGGTTGAGATGATAAAGCTACCACCAGTGATACCGTTTTGCGTAGTAACAATGTTGTTGTCATTGGCGGCAACGCTCACGTCAGGACGTGGGAATCTGATCGTTATTCTCTCAGTTTTTCGGGCTGGAAGTCTATAGGGATCTTTCTCATCGGCACAGTTTTGTCCACAGACTTGGAGACCGGGGAAGTTCGGGTCAGGTCTCATCTCATCATGGGCGCGCTTCATCTTGCAACGATCACAGATCGCTATCGATAAAGTAGCGTTTCCACGAGTGTCGAGAAAGACTGGCATTATCTTGTGTACACGCTGATGTTAGGGGCAAAGTAGATCGGAGACTTGTCGCGCTCTTCCTGCTCAACTTCGTTCAGGTACTTCTCGGCTTGTGCTTCAAGGTACTGGATGCGAGGGAGATCGACACCGGGAAGTTCCAGAGCCATCCTGTGCGACAACATCATCAAAGTCGCCTCATACCACCGCGTGGGGATGTACAGCTCGTCTGTCAAAGCACCCACGTCCATGATCTGTTTGCTGTACCACACAGTGATCTGCACGAATGGGTCACTAGGGACGGGCCACAAGTACAGCGTTGGCAAAGGAATTGTACGATCAAACCAGAATTGAAAGGGCTGGTTCGCTGTGAAGTTCTTGTTTGGCAGGTTCGTGTAGTCGTCGCGGTTTAGGCGAGACATGGTGATCTCAGTGGAGTTGTTTCCCACAAAAAACTCACGCAAAGCCAACGTCGTGCCGTTAGAGGCGCGAACGCGGTAGTACTGGACGTCTTGGCCCGGGTTTATATCCGTCCAAATCCACTGGTTGTCGGTCACAGCTACCGATCCGAGGTTCTGTAGCGTCGTCCAAGTGCTGTTGTTTGTCGAATATTCAAGGGTCAGCGTCCATGTGGCGCTTCCGCCCCCTGCTATGTACGGCAGGATACCAATGGAGCCAGCATAGATAGGGTTGTTTGTCCCAAAATTAGCTGAAATGTTGCCGTTTGTGCTTGTTTGCAAGCAGAACGTGTCTACGTCGTTGTCACCCACGTTTGCTACCGTACCACCCGCGGAGGATGAGTAACTGCAATTAGGGCGGCTCATGGTGCGATAGAGCACGTTTAGAGCGTCGTTTGCACCTACGGGTAGGCTGTATATGTAGTTGTTCGCAGAGACGCCCAAAACGACCTTATCGATGGCGAAATACTGTATGCCAATGTTGATCAAGCGCTGAAGCAAGAAGCCAAGCGACTGACGAGCGGACACAAGTTGCTCAGAGGTCAACTCTTCGGCTAATTTGCCTGCACGTCTCGCACCATGATCAATCAGGGTTTGTACGTTAACTGTCTGACCGTATGTATCTGAGTACGCCATT